CATCTATCTCATCAGCTATCTCTGGCATTGACTCTGCCGCTTCAGCTGCATACTGATGTATGATGTTTAATAAATCATCTATCTCGCCTGGATGTATCTTTCTAATCTGCATTTTATAATCTTCCCCATAAGAAATTACTTTGTCCAACGAAGCCTGCTTGTTCCATACTCCTATCATAGGTATTGCCATCTTGGAACAACCAATTGCTACCGTTATTTGTCTTCCGTCCATTGCTACGATCAAAATCACTGAACAGGGTAGCACAATCAACAGTTATCTGACAACTACTACCTGTTTCACTTATACCAACATTATAAACAATGCCATCAAATAATGTAAACGGATTTGGCACTATAACCAATTGGTCAATATCATTAACTGTTTTATATTCTAAGAAAGCACGATAGATAACCACACGTTGTCCTTCAGGACTATACGCTGTGAAACGATTTACATAACTATTACCTACACCTGATAGGCTTATAGAGAATTTACCAACCTTGACTTCAAAGTCTTCAGTCAGTGTGCTAACCCCAATGAAATTACCCTGTGCTTCATAGACATTGGTTCCTGCTGTGGGTGCTGTAGGACTATCAAAGCTGATATTATATCCACCACCACAGAGGTATAATGGGTCGCTGGTGCCTGCTGAGTTCTTTAGATGTAATTCTAATAAATCAACAGCTACATAATTGTCACGATAGAACTCATCTCTAGTGATATAGGAATTATTGTTTAGAGTATAAGTTCCAACTGGTAGATTACTTAGAACCACAGCAAGTTGGAATGAAGTTGAACTTATAACTGTTGTGACACTGGCACCTTGGACTTGATAATACCCATTAGAGCCAGCGTCCAATATTCCTGACACAGTATCACCAACGACATAATTATGTGCTGAGGTGGTATTAACGGTAACAATCGTAGAACTTACTACCGTAATATTACTTAAAAATATTCCTAATTCAGCTAAGGCGGTGATGAATCCCATTACCAGACCTCACGCATTTTAACTTCTACTTCTGTCATGCCGCCAAAGCCAACAGTGACATCTTGTTCTGTGCTGTCTATGATAGCTGTGAAAGGAACATTGGTGATTGTTAAACTTGTTCCAGCTGGAACATTACTAACTGTTGGGCTGGCAAAAGTTAATGTTGCGTTGCCATCACTAAGACTATTGCAATTAATAACTGCTTGATAGACTTTGCTGTGATTGGCAAACTTAAAATAGTCACCTGCACGTAAGACTTCAGCAACACCAGTGTTACTTGTATCAACTGTGACATTAGCTGATCCAATGGCAAGGTTTGCTCTGGTAACCACCGTTGCTGGTTGGCTTAAACATTTACTAAAGCTGATCTCTGGTAATATGATTTCAAAGCTGTATAGGGGTCCTTCAGCATAGCGTATGAATCCAATGATTGGACCCGCATCTCTTGGTGTCAATGGTGCATATTTTGCTGTCCAAGTATAGAAACTTATACCTTGCCCAACTCTGCGTTTCTTACCGCTGGCAGTTTCGCTGGTTATCGTAGGTGTGATTACCTTGAAATCCACAGTTTGGAAACTGGGTGTATCTGGAAATTGTGTTGTTATGTCAGCCATTATTGTCTCCTACCTTGTTCTAATTGGGCGTCTCTAATAATCTTGGTTATCAATGGGCGACGCTCCATCAATAATTGATCAAAGCCACGGGTGTCATTGGCAACGATATTGAATGTCACATTGGTTGCACCACCACCAAGTTGATCGTTTGGTATTATGGTTCCTGCTGTGCTTGGACGGAAAGTTTCTGGTCCCTTTTCACCAACCATATAATTTTGTCCGCCAACTACAGGTCCGCCAACTGCTTTACCGCTGTAAGTCTGGGCACGGATCTGTGCTATCTGTGCGAAACCAAAAGCCACCTGTGCAGCTGCTGCGATGAAACTGAATGGTGGTGGATACATTTCTAGTGCTTTTGCCGCACCAGCATAGGTGCTCATAATAGCATTGGCGATATTGAATGCCTTGGCAGCCTGGAATGCTTTCTTGTTGTGTGCCCCAAGTGCGTTGAACATATCAGCACCTTGTTGCACCATAAATTGATTCTTTTGAAAATCTGTCTTAGCTTCAAATTGAGCACGCTCTAAGGCTGCCTGTTTAGCTTCATCATAAGTGAATAGTTGTTGCCCGTTAAAATCTTTTGCTTGGATCAACATTTCTGCATATTTGGCAGCACTGGCATTGATTTCTTTTTTGTTTAGTTCTTGTTTGGCATCAAAATTACGTATGACTAAGTCTAACTCACCATTGTATTGTGCCAACTGTAGATTATTCAATGCTGTCTGATAAGATTCTTGTGTGATATAGTTTTTATCTAATGCTTGTTTAAGCAAGTCTGACTGTGTGTCATATGTAGCCTGTAGCTTTTCCATATCAGTCTGTGCCAATGCGGCACCAGCTAGAGCATTTTCAGTCGTCTGTGGTATGTTCTTACCACGTAGTCTATCTAAACTTTCTTCAACTATCAGTTGTTCTTTCTTAGCTTGGTTGATGCGTAAAGCTGTGTCAAGACTAGCTAAGTCATCAGCATTGAGCATCTTACCGTATTTGGCAATAACTTCACGTAGCTGTGCTTGTATCTCACGCTCTTTGGTATCTTTAATACCTAACAGTGCGACTTCAGTGTCAGACTTTTTAATGATGTCTGTGATGTCAGCTTGTTTGACTAGCTGAGCTGATTGCATAATTGCACTACGGATTTGTCCAGCTTTTTCAACACTTAGTGTCTGATTAGTTTTGGCTAATTTTGCTGTTTCGTCACCAATAGTTTTTGTTATGTTTGCTTCAGTCTCAGCATAGAATGTGCCTTGACTGGCTAGTTTAATCTTAGTCTGTTGTAGTTTTGTTTCTTCTTGTAGCTTGCGGATAGTTTCATCTAATGCTTTGCTGGCATCAGCTTGCTCTTTTTTAACGAAATTCTCACTTGTGTCACCTGGCGGTATAGGTTGTCCGTCAGGAGTAGGATATATTGGACCCAATGCACCTTTAGTATCAGGAATTAAAGTTTTGAACTCTATTGGTTTCTGTCCAGCTATACGTCTAAGCAAGTTTGCGGTGTAGTTTAATCCTTCATTCAACTTGTTGACAGCCATTATGGCGTATTTGGTAATGGTATCACCAAATGCTTTGAATAATATGATTACTGGAACTAACACTATAGCGAATACAGCCATTCTAGCAAGAAAAGCCGCCGCCGCTAATGCCATGGCTGTGATAGCTACTCTTAAACCAATTACTGCTCTTGTCGCTAAACTGGTTGTTGCTGTCACGGCTGTGGTAGCTACCACCTGTCCTTGCAAGGCAATGTTGGCTGTTGTAGAAGTTTGTGCTAAACTTAATTCTGCTACAGCTAATTTTTCAACTGCTTTTTCACGAGCAATTGTAAGTTTAGTAATTAGAGCGGTATTTTTAATAGTTGCGGCATTGGCTAATTCTAATTGTCTATCTATAACGAATAAAGCATTCTGAGCGGTTCCTAATCTTCCAACAGCTCCAGCAAGATATGATTGAGCATTGGCATTAATTATAGTTGCTCTTGTTGCGGCTGTAGTTGATGCCGCAGCCAATCCCATAAAGCTGGCTAATGATTTGATACCACCAACCACGCTTGTTATAGCATTAATAATCTGAGCACTGACGAATAATAGTAATGCACCCATCAATACCTTAGCGGCTTTAGCGGCTCCATCCATTGCTGTTTCTGTTTGTGTCAATGGTGTGATTATATTAAGTATTGGTTGTAGTAAGGCAAGGAATTCTGCTTTGACTAAGGTAAGGAACATACCCAAGCTGTCACTAATCCTTGCGGCATCAGCTGTGCTCTTGGTATATTTGTCCATGGTGCCATAGAGTTTTTCTATCTCAGCTACATATGATGCCGCACTGAATCCTTTGCTGGCTTTGCTGAACAATTCTGTTTGTAGTCTTGTGCGTTCTAGTGGATTGGTAATTTTGCTTAAAGCCACTGCAATCTTATTGAATATCTGATCTGGTTTTAGATTATTAACATCACTGAGACTGATGCCAACTTTGCCTAAGGCATCAATCATCTCACTGTTGCCTTCTACCGCATTTGCAATATTATTCTGCATACGGAACAGCATAGAGTTTAGCCCTTCCATACTGCTACCACTGGCGGCAGCGGCAACACCCATCTCTAACAGTCTGGCTGCGTTGATGTCTAAGGCATCACTCATGTCTTGTAATTGATCTGCACTATCTAATAGACTTTTTGTGAAAGCGATGATACCAACACCCACTAGGGCATTGGTAAACGCAGCCATTTTCCTGTTGAGATTGTCAACACCAGTGCCAAGAGTGCCAAGCCCTTTCTGGACTCCTGTGATAGCCGCTAACGCTGATTTATTATCACCTGTTAGTTTAATTGGTATATTGCTTGCCATAACTATCTCCTGTTTGCGGCTTTCTTCTGCTCTTTATAGTCCCAGTTATAGAATGCTGCCCATATCTGAAACTCTGTCGTTGTCATATCAAATACTTGTTCTAGTGTCAAACCCAAATCCTTGCCAAGACGGCAAGCGAACATTATATCTGGGTCCTTAATTAGTTTTTTTCTATCTCAGCTGGAGTTAAATCCTCTAGATTGAAATTATTAATCTCACTCACAGCACGGATTAACACTGCTGGATCCACTTCATTCATAAACACTACTTTGTCTGTTGGTAGAAACATCTTTGTTCCGTCAGCATTGCGAGCTTTGGTAATCAATGTTTCAACTAGAGCTTCTGTAGTTTTACCTTGTGTGGCTAACTCAATTAGTTTACTCTGTTCTTTCAATGTGATACTTTCTTTGAAGTAGATGGTTAAGTCCCATTCTTCAATAGTGATTGATTTTAATTCTCCGCTTAGTTTACCACGGAAGTGTTGCGTCATTTTATCTATAGCTGTTGTCATTTATATTCTCCTTTGATTGAATTAAGTGCGGGTCCAATAATACCACGCCCTTTATTTGACGGTTTCATTTTTGTTGTGCCCTTGTCCAAATACTCTACATAAGGAACACGATTGACAATTTCAACATTGTCTTTTCTTTTGAGATTCTGCCAACCATCACGGGCTCTGCCTGTGCGGACTGGAGTCTTATCTCTCAATTCACGATGTAAATCAACAGCCACAGCTGATACAATCTTGCTGTAGCTGTTGTTCACTTCACGCATCACTGCGTCAATATTACTAACCTTGGCGGTTATCACGATAGATTACACGTTAGCCGCTAAGAAATTACCAGTTTGCGTATATTTAATAGGGCCACTGCCTTGGAATGAAATAGTAGCTTCTACTAATCCGTCCATTGAGCTTGACACGCTATAACCAGTAATGATACCATTGCCGTATAATACTACGTCATTTGTATCTTCTTGATCTAAATAGAACTTAACTGCTACTGGTGCACTACCAATCGCTGCTAAACTTGTAGAAGTGATGATTGTGTTAGCTTGATAGTCATCTGTGTTAAAATAAATATCAGCTGACCCACTCCAACTACTCATACCTTTTACATAAGTGCGAACATCTTGACCCATAGTAGAAGTTTCAATTGTGTCACTTGTCATATCTACTGAAAAGTTTCTTGTAGATACCACAGCTTGTCCTGCTATTGTTACCTGTCCATCATTACCAACTAATGTTGCCATCTTGTTTCTCCTTGTCTAAATTGCTTACTGTTTCTTCAACACTTTTAACGGCTGCTGAAGCTGTTACCGTTGGTTTGGAACTTGTGGTATCCTTAACCAAAGCTGTTAGAGTATCTGTCTTAACTGCTGATACTCCTGGGGTTGTGGTCCAACCAGCAGCCAAATAGCCTGCAAGTTTGGATTCTTTTACGTTTCTAACTTCATT